TAATATTATTTTCTTTTATATAGTATATTATAGAAAATGGCAGGTGGTTTAATGCAATTAGTGGCTTACGGAGCACAAGATGTGTTTTTGACAGGAACGCCGGAAATCACCTTTTGGAAGGTCTCCTATCGCCGACATACAAACTTCGCAATGGAGTCTATCGAACAGACTTTCCAGGGACAGGCTGATTTCGGTCGTCGCGTGACCTGCACCATCAGTCGTAACGGTGACCTCTGTTACCGCACTTACCTGCAAGTCACTTTACCTGAAATTAACCAGTCTATGGCCAACCCGTCCGGTAGCTTTAACCAGGGTGTTTATGCCCGTTGGTTGGACTTTATCGGTGAACAAATGGTTGCCCAGGTAGAGGTCGAGATTGGTGGTCAACGAATTGACAGACAATATGGTGACTGGATGCACATCTGGAACCAGTTGACTCTTTCTAAGGAGCAACAGCGCGGATATTACAAGATGATTGGTAACACCACTGCCCTCACATATATCACTGACCCTACCTTCGCCAACATTTCTGGCCCTTGCTCTTCTGCCAGTGGACCTTCTCAGGTATGTGCTCCCCGCAATGCCCTTCCTGAGACCACTCTCTATATCCCACTTCTATTTTGGTTCTCAAAGAACCCTGGTCTTTCCCTGCCACTCATTGCATTGCAGTACCACGAGGTAAAGATTAACCTTGATATTCGTCCTATTGGCGAATGTCTGTGGGCAGTTGGCTCCCTCACCCAAACCTCTGGCACTGCTACTGTCACTATTCCTTACCAACAATCACTTGTTGCTGCTTCTCTTTACGTCGACTATATCTTCCTTGATACGGATGAAAGACGTAAGATGGCACAAAACCCTCATGAGTATTTGATTGAGCAACTTCAGTTCACTGGTGACGAGAGTGTCGGTTCATCTTCCAACAAGATTAAGTTGAACTTCAACCACCCAGTCAAGGAACTCATCTGGGTGGTTCAACCAGATGCCAATGTAGACTATTGCGCTTCTTTGGATGCATCCCAGATTCTTTTCCGTACCCTGGGTGCTCAGCCATTCAACTATACCGACGCAATTGATGCGCTTCCCAATGCTATCCACGCCTTCGGTGGCCCTGCAGAAACTGCCGGTTCAAATGCCTTTATTACTTCTTCCGGACTTTTCCAGATGCCAGGTGCGATAGACATGACTGGAACAGCCCCCTCTGGATGGTTGGGTAGTACTTCTGCTGACACTCCTTTCATACAACAGACTGGTAGTATCGGTGGGTCATATGTAAGTGATGCAGGTACTTTCGTTCTTTCTGAGACGGCTCTTGATATGCATTGTTGGGGCGAGAATCCAGTTGTCACTGCCAAGCTTCAACTCAATGGTCAAGATAGATTCTCAGAACGTGAAGGTTCTTACTTCGATGTTGTGCAGCCTTTCCAACACCACACTCGCAACCCAGATACTGGTATCAATGTATACAGTTTCGCTCTTCGCCCCGAGGAACATCAGCCAAGTGGCTCTTGCAACTTCTCTCGTATTGATAATGCGGTTCTTCAACTGGTATTGTCTTCGGGGGCAGTTTTAGGAACGAATACTTCCAAGGTACGTGTGTATGCCGTTAACTACAATATCCTCCGTGTTATGAGTGGTATGGCGGGTGTTGCTTACAGTAACTAAATGTACTGAGGTATCCGGAGAGCGACTTATCCTACTTTTCGGGTCGGTTATGCCTACCCAAAAGTAAGAATCAAAAAGGGGGGGGGGCTTTGCCCCCAATGGGGGAGCTCGTAAAAATATTGGTGTCTGTTTGATTACTCTCTTAAATTTTTCAAATATTCTATAAACTAAAATATTTGAAAATTGAAAAATCATGAGAGCGCTCGTAGGGAGCTCGTAGTGAGCTCGTAGGATTTCTTTTATATTGAAAAATCCGGAGAGCGACTGAAAGGAGCTCGTAGGATTTCTTTTATATTCCGGAGAACGACCGCAGGGAGTTCGTAGGAATATTGTGTAGAGCGACCGTAGGGAGCTCGTAGGATTTCTTTTATATTGTGTAGAGCGACCGTAGGGAGCTCGTAGGGAGCTCGTAGGAAATTTGAAAAATCCTACGTCGTGGCCTTCGGCCACTTCTCCGGATTTTTCAAATATGTCCCTGTTTTTATCTAAGAATCGAAAAAGACATAAAATTGAAAAATTCGGATAGCGACCGAAGGGAGCTCATAAGAATATTCATATAAAGAGAATCAAATAATTTAGTTATACAATCTACCCACTCCTTCCTATTTATTTGAAAACAACAACTTCTATTGAAGTTATATAACCTATTTCTATATTATACTACTGTTGAAAACCAATTCTATTACCGTCATTAATATTACGAATAAACTATAATATTCTTACGAGCTCCTTTCAGTCGCTTTCCGAATTTTTCAATAAAAGTCAGAATGGAAAAACTATTATTGAGTAAACAACCGCAATATTTAGAGTTTTCGTATGAAACAATGTGTCATACGAAAGTGTCCACCGCAGAATATGATGTGTGTATTGCAGTGCCTCAATCAAAGAAATATATAGGTTATATTACATTGATACAAGAACAACCACCGACTACCACCCATATAGACCCATACGTGAATAGTAATCCATTATATCCGATACTTATCATATATGAACTAAATCGATTCCGTAAAATAAACGATATATATGCGGTTTCCACGGTGGACTTTGAAATGGGGGAAGTTGCCAGTTGGATGGAAGAAACCATCTTCTATGGTTCCATCGTGGATTCTTTCTTTATTATGGAGGATATTCTTTGTTATAAAAGTATTTCAATGAGAAATTCGGTGTTCAAAGAAAAACTGGAAATAATGACATATATTTTATCATTAAGTCCCTATTTTGATTGGATACCACCTTCTCCTGTGTGTCACTCTGTTCTACCACAATATGAATTTACAGGTAAGATGAAGTTGGTTCTTCCAATGTTCTTTCGAAATGTAGAACAGACCACTATCGACATCAGTATGGTTCCATATCCCGTTCATCATATTCAGTATAAGTCCATTAATTTATTGAAACCTATTTTAAATGTATCACTTTCTAGAAATGGTGCATTGGGGTTTAAACCTCCGCCGATAGTGAAAGAAACGAATCATCCGGTAACAAATATCAGTTTCGTAGGAAGTAACTCACAAAAAACGCCAAAAAAACACGGTAGTCTTAGTTCACACCATTCCTACCTAAACAAGTTTGGCGCAGTTTTCACTTTCAACTACAATAAACCCCAGTATAAAAAAATCACCATGTTCGAAGTGATGGCAGACTTGCAATATGATGTATATTTTCTATATGCATATAATAATCTAGATATAGTTACTTCTCCCCAGTCATTGTCCTTTACCCCGATGTCGAGTGGGAAACACATATATGTAAATGTGGCGTTTATATCTACTTATGCTACAAGTAAAATGATGAATGATATTTTCCGTAGAATCAAAGAAAACGATAATTTGGACTATATTGAAGAAAGCGACGATGAAGACGAGTTTGAGAACACCGACCCGGAAAAATACGTCGACTTAAAGAAAAAGGTCATTATGGAATGTCAGTTTAATTACAAGTTCAAGAAATGGATGCCGGTGAGAGTGATGGTGAATAGCAATGGTTATAATAAAATAGTTCCTATAAGTAACTTATAAATGAATCGAATGGTTACAATATCTCTACGAGCTCCTTCATTGGGGGGGCAGAGCCCCCAGTGAAAACCCCATTGGGGGGGCAAAGCCCCCAGTAAAACCCCTTTTGCTTCTTACTTTTGGGTAGGCATATTCTACCCAAAAGTAAGACTCAGTCGCTCTCCTCAATATTCCTACGAACTCCTTACAGTCGTTCTCCGGAATATAAAAGAAATCCTGCGTCGTGGCCTTCGTCCACTCCTTCTAATTTTTCAATATTCCTACGAACTCCTTACAGTCGTTCTCCGGAATATAAAAGAAATCCGTCAAATAGCATTTACAAAAATATTCACTATTTTTACACCTTTGCACATTTAAAACGCCCTTTTTAAAGGAGTAAAAAATAACAAAAGGTAATTGCGAATTTCACGCCACGAAATACTTATCTCCGTTAAGGGTGTCGCATTCGTTTATAGTCTTTTGAGGCATAAAACATATTGGTCGTTTCTTTCCTTCTTTTTCTAATTGAAGTAATAGCAATATGTTTTTTGATGCGTTAATGTCTCTATTCATACAGCATAATTTACACTCGTTGTGATTACAACGGATTACGCTATTTATTATAGACATTCTCGGTTCTTTTTTTGTTCCATCTCTATTTTTTCGTATTGCTCGGTTCTTATATAATGTTATTTCTTTATGACATTTATTACAAGTTATACTCGTTCTAAATTCATCTATATCTATTAAATCACAATATTTTTTTAATTCATTCTTAAACCGTTTTATTGGTGCGGTAGGGTGTTTTTTTACTAAACCGTGTTTTTGTGAAAAATCACCAAATCCCACTAATGTTTTTTTATTATCTACCATTTCTTTACAAATAGTAGTTAATGTTGATTTACTCCTACAATAAGAACGAAAATTCAATCCACGAAAATTTTTATACAAATGAAATATAAATATCTTATCTAAATGAGGTAAGGTATGAGTAAAATAGTTTATCATTTTTGTTAAATTGGTAGTTTTATAGGAAGGTATTTTCTTCCACATATCATATAAATCCCATTTTTTATACCAGTTTTCTCTTTTTCTACAAGCATATTTCATTTTACTATTATGACGGTATTGTTTCGTGGTTGTCTCTATAATTCTTCCTTTATCATTACACGAAGTTTGTAATGAGCGAACACCAGGGTCTATTCCTACCAGTTGTTCGTATTTTATATTTTTTATATCTTTTGGTTTTGGTGGTTCAAATTTCGGTTTTCGTAATCGTATTACGGCACTTTTTCCGTTTGTTAATATAGCATAAGCGAATTTTCTATTTTCAGTTTCATATTTTTCTACACGGATAAAATCATACCAATATACTAATTTATTTTCCATAAAATCGTCTGGTAATGGTATTTTTGTAAAATAACTTATAATATCTTTCAAACTATTACTACATATTTCAATATTAGATAAGGTAAAACCATTCTTTTCAGGTAATAAGTTAAATGTTCTAATACCTTTCATATTAGGGTATTTTTCAAATGTCTGTAATATTTTATAGTAAATTTTAACAAAATGAGACAGATGTTTTTTTATATTTTCTTCGGTTGGAACATATACTAACCATTTACGCATAGATAATATAAAATAATTTTTACCAGTATATTCAGTATCGTAAATGTCTTTTAACCAATGATAAATGACACTTTTTCGTGTTTCACCCGTTTTTAATTCCAAAAATTTATGGAAACGTTTATAAAAATTTAATTTCAAATGGTTTTCGGTCATCGTTAATTGTTGTCTGTTTAGATTATTGATAAGATTACCCATTCTATCACGAAAAGGAAGTTCTCGCAAATTATCCTTAAAATGAGAAAAACTAATATATAATTCATCAGTCGTATCAGTTTTAGAATTTCGTTCTTTCATAATAGAAACAGTAGAACACGCTTGATAAAATAAATTTTGTGTAATATCAGGTAATTGTTTATTTTCTTGTATAAGTCTTGTAAAATGATAATTCAATAATTTATAAGATAAAAAACAAATTTTATTAACATTCAAAACAATTTCTTGAATACCGCCATTCAAAAAGTTATTTTCAACTAAAGAATTAAAAGAACATTTAACACAGGAAAACTCGGTATTTTTATTGTCTTCTTTTCGTTTAGACACATCTTTACGGATGGATTTAGGTTTATTCGGTTCTTCTTTCTTTTTCTTCCGTCCCATTATAATATATCTAAATATATTGTCTTTAAGTATTTTACGATATAATACATAACTAATATAAAATTGAAGTAGATAAAATTATAAATAATAATAAATATAATATAATAAATGTCTAACCGTAAAACCAAAGAACAATTTATAGAAAAGGCAATAGAAATACACGGTGATAAATATGATTATTCAAAAGTAAATTATACAAATGCACATACTAAAATTATAATAATATGTAAAGAACACGGTAATTTTTTACAAAGTCCAAATAATCATATAAGAGGTTGTGGTTGTAAAAAATGTGCTACTATTTTAAATTCAAATAAACAAAAAAGTAATACAGAAGAATTTATAGAAGAAGCAATAGAAATACACGGTGATAAATATGATTATTCAAAAGTTGACTATGTTAATAGTCAAACAAAAACAATAATCATGTGTAAAGAACACGGCGAGTTTTTACAAAGTCCTAGCCACCATTTACAAAATAAAGGGTGTATAAAATGTAGTGGTAATTATAATTATACAACAGAAGAATTTATAAAAAGAGCAATAGAGAAATACGGTGATAAATATGATTATTCAAAAGTTAAATATATAAATAGTAACACAAAAATAATAATCATATGTAAAGAACACGGTGAATTTTTACAAATACCATCATCGCATTTGAATGGTTGTGGATGTCAAAATTGTTATGATGATAGAAGAGGTGAAACCTTGAGAAAAACAACAGAAGAATTTATAAAAAAAACAATAGAGAAATACGGTGATAAATATGATTATTCAAAAGTTAAATATACGAAAGCAAAAAAAAAAATAATAATTATATGTAAAGAACACGGTGATTTTTTACAAATACCAGACAGTCATTTAAGAGGTAATGGTTGTCCAAAATGTGCGGGACGCAATAAAACTACAATTGATTTTATAGAAGAATCAATACAAATACACGGAGATAAATATGATTATTCAAAAGTTAAATATAAAGATAGTCAAACAAAAATAATAATTATATGTAAAGAACACGGCGAATTTTTACAAATACCATCATCGCATTTGAATGGTTGTGGTTGTATTAAATGTTCAAATATGAAAAATAAAATACGACTTACATTCAATATAGAAGAATTTATAAAAAAAGCGAAAGAAAAACACGGCGATAAATATGATTATTCAAAGGTAGACTATGTTAATAGTCAAACAAAAACAATAATCATATGTAAAGAACATGGCGAGTTTTTACAAAGTCATAGAAACCATTTACAAGGGCATAAATGTTCCAAATGTTCTAATGTATATAAACCTACAAGTGAAGAATTTATTAAAAAAGCAATTTTAATACACGGAGATAAATATGATTATTCAAAAACTGAATATAATACTGCAAAAAGTAAAATAGTGGTAATTTGTAAAGAACACGGTGAATTTAAACAAGGCGCATTTTGTCATTTAAGGGGTAATGGTGGTTGTTTAAAATGTGTTAATAAATATAGTCCAACAAGTGAAGAATTTATTAAAAAAGCAATTTTAATACATGGTGATAAATATGATTATTCAAAAGTAGAATATACGAAAGCAAAAAACAAAATAATAATTATATGTAAAAAACACAGCGATTTTAAACAAGAAGCAAGTAGTCATTTAATGGGAAATGGTTGTTCTTTATGCACTAATAAAACAGAAGGTATATTGTACGAAAAATTACAACTTATATATCCAAATATTATAACCCAATTCAAACAAGATTGGTGTAAAAAAGTTTCATATCTTCCGTTTGATTTTTGTATTCCAGAATATAATATTATAATTGAATTAGACGGAATACAACATTTTGAAATTGTTTCAAGATTTAAAAATAAACCCGAAGAACAGTTCCAAACTGATAAATATAAAGAAAAGCGTGCAAATAAAAATGGTTATTCCATTATACGATTATTACAAGAAGATGTCTTTTATGATAAGTATGATTGGTATGAAGAATTATGTGATACAATAGAAGAAATCATAAAAAATAAAGTTATAAAAAATTATTATTTATGTAAAAATGATGAATATAAAAATTATTATTCATTTTTTCATCGGAGCGAAGCGTAGATGAAAAAGAATTTTCCGGAGAACGACCGAAGGGAGTTCGTAGGAAAATTAATTTTGTTCTTCTTCCTTTTGTTTTTGTAATTTTTCTTTTCGTTTCAAATAATAACTTCTCCGCCATTCCTTTAATTTTTCAGGATTTTCATTTTTCAATTTATCCATATAGTTTTTAGTTCGTTCCTTTACAACATCTTTATTATTTTCATAATATTTGAGGTGTCTTTTATTGTTGGTATATTTCTTTAAGTTTTCTTCTAATTCATTAATATATTTACTCATTTCATCTATTTTATTTTTTAAAATAATAATTTCATTATTATTATCCATTTGTATAATAATAATATTTTATTTTTAACTTTATTATATTATAATAATACAATGACCGCACATAAGAGTGAAGATTATAAAGAAACAGCCGTAAAATATTATTTGGTAGAAGATAAAACACAAGAAGAAGTTTGTAAAATTTTTGAATGTTCCAGAAGAAGTTTAATGAGATGGGTTGAAAAATATAAAAAAGAAGGTAAAGTAGAACGGCATAATAGAACCCCAATAGCGTATAAAATAAAAAGAGAGCATATACATTTTATAAAAGATGAAATAAATAAAAATAAAACAATTCAACGTTTTTCACGGAGACGAATGTCGAAGTGAAAAACTAATTTTTCGGAATGCAATGTAGAAAAATTACGATGGAAGATTTACTTTTTTTATTGAAACGAAAATATCCTACATTATCATTAAGTCGTTTTCACCTTAATCGTGTTGTAAATGATAATAATATTACATTAAAAATAACAAGAATAAGACACGAACCAACTCATAGATGGGGAAAAGAAATAGACATAAACGAAAAATTAGACGAATTTTATAAAGAAATACAGAAATATAATATTCCTACGAACTCCCTACGGTCGTTCTCCGGAATATAAAAGAAATCCTACGTCGTGGCCTTCGGCCACTCCTCCGGATTTTTCAATTTAGACGATGTGATTTGTATTGATGAGACATCTATAAAGTCATTACAAAAACGTAATCATTGTTATAGTCAAAGAGGAAAAAGGTGTGTAATAAAAACACAATCTCAAGATGTATTCAAGAAATATACAGGAGTATTCGCTATTTCGGTAAATGGTGTTGAAGGGTGGGAATTATATGAAAAAAATGGTATAAATACAGATAGATTGATAGATTTTTTAGAAAAAAACATAACTACAAAATACAAAAATAAAGTAATAATATTAGACAATGCACCAGCACATAAAAACGAAAGAATAAAAGAATTTGTAAATAAACATAATAAATTATTATACAGTGTTCCTTATCAACATTTCAGTAATGCAATTGAAAAATCCGGAAAACGACCATAGGGAGTTTGTAGGATTTCTTTTATATTGCGGAGAGCGACCGAAGGGAGCTCGTAGAAATATTGAAAATTATTTTAGTATGTTAAAATCAAGATTACAAAAATATAATGGATTGAAATATGTAAATCTAAAAGAAAATATCAAGGATGCAATAGAGAAAATACCAAAGAGCTATTATAGAAACATATTAGAAGGTGCATATAATAGAAAAGAAAAGTATATAAATAAACACAATAAAACTCGTAAAAACTCAAAGAAGAAGTATAAATAATGGGCGTTTTAAATGTACAAAGGTGTAAATATGTTTTTTTATCTAAACCAATTATTTTTATTTATCCTCCTATTCATTTCTTTCCATTTCACATATAACTATATAAAAACCATTTTCTCAACCAAACAAAAAGAAACCGAGGTGATTGAATCCACTAAATATAACAATATATTGAATGAGATAGATACCCTACTCGATACAAATAGTATTGACGATTTCAAAGAAACAGAGAACCAGTCATTCCATAATCCTTATTTGAAAGAAGACCTATCTATAAATATACAACCGTCTATTATTCAACATCCGAATTTAGAAGAAGAACTTATACATTATATGAGAGAAGTGGAAAGTGAACTACTACACTCTAACACCACACTACCAACTATAATAGAAGACGAAACTGAGGAAATTCCTACGAGCTCCTCCATTGGGGGCGAAGCCCCCAGTGAAACCCCTTTTGCTTCTTATTTTTGAGTAGGCCTAGTCTACCCGAAAAGTAGGATTCAGTCGCTCTCCTGAATATAAAAGAAATCCTACGTCGTGGCCTTCGGTCACTCCTCCTGATTTTTTAATATTTCTACGAGCTCCCCCATTGGGGGCGAAGCCCCCAGTGAAACCCCTTTTGCTTCTTACTTTTGGGTAGGCCTAGCCTACCCGAAAAGTAGGAT